TGAGACTCTCCCCAAGCCGTCGCTGACCTCTTTAAAAGCTTTGCCTGTTTTGTTTTTCCCTTCAAGGACTATTTCTACTCTTTCGGTTGCCATCTGCTACTTTTTTTTCTTCGATTCCGCCATGCTGTAAAATGTTTCTAGCTGGTCAATTTCTGACTCGGTGAGCTTTCCAAACAGATCTTTATCTGCAAACTGCGGAAATTTGACCATCAAATTAAACCACTGGGCGGTGTTTCTTATTTGCAAATCTCGTGGCGGCTCAACTCTCCCGTCGTGCATGCTTAAAGTGTACTGACGGAGTATTTTTTTTTATCTTCTCTGTTTGCATTTTGTTTTGATTTGATCTTATAATAGAGTTCTAAGACCGTCTGGAATGGCAGATTGTCAAAAATGAAGTCAACGCTTAGCTTTTCTGTGTCTTCTCCTTCTCCCTTCACGACGCTTTTAACGGATGTTTTCAGCAGTGCTTTACAGTCCTCGAGTTGGAGTTTCGGATCGATGAAATTCATAAAATTGGCGGATTCTTCTTCTGTGAGCTTGCCTTCTGCCATTCTGGATCTCAAATCTGATGGTAAATTTTCTTTCAAAATACTGTCTTTCCCTCCAGCCTCGATATATGCGGCTCTTTCGGATAAAGTAAACTCAATTTTACAGCTTAGAAGAAGAAAGAAGCCGTCTTCTTCGTTTGTTATTTTAATTTCTAATGTGTTCATAAAATTAATAGGACGCTACATCGTTTTTTAATAGGATGCTCGCAAAAGCTTTTCCTGTGGTTCTCCGGTGGTAAGTTGAAAAGTCCACTTGAGCAGAGATTATCTCTGTGTTTGGAATGTTTGTTTGCCTTCCCGTTACGCTGGTTTTTTCTGTTACAAACAAAATCTGGGGATGCCCAGCACCTATTGTTGTATCGGTGTCAGACCAAGAAAATCTAAAGGTTTTGTGTGCCTGGTCTGCTTCGAAAGCGTCCCGGAAGTCAGTTTCCGTGTCGTTCCACGTTATGTTGAAGTTTCCTGTGACTTCGTTTGACTGGTTGAAATGCTCCCTTGCGTTGTCAGAGCCGCAGAATCCGAAATCTGCAAGAACGGTCTTTGAAAAAGTCAAAGAAAAATCTCTGGGGCAGAACGCAGTGCCTGAAACCGCAGACCCTCCCTCGTCGTCATATTTAAGGTTTAAATGCCTAGGGGCAAACGGAAGCTCCGTTGCACTGTAACTCAACACCGGAACCGTTGTGCTGGCTGAAATTCTGCCAACAAAGGTAGCCGTTGCCGTCAAAAACCCTCCACCGGTTCCAGCTGTCTGGTTGAGTGTGAGCGTTTCGAGCATGCAAAGCTCAAGCACCTTTGGCGTTCCGCTTTCGAGGTTTTCAATCGCGATTGTGAGGCTCTGATGCGTGTTGCTGTCGAGATCTTCGGTGAAAGTATGCTCGTACAATGTTGAACCCGTGGTGGTTGGGGTGGTGCCGGTCAAAGCAACCAAAAAAATCCCAATGTTTGAGGGGGTCACTTGAAATTCAAAACTAATTCTTTCAAGCCTTGCAATGTTTCTGTCGCCGGCAGAAGAATAAATGTTGTTGTAGGTGCCCGCCAGCTTGCTTTTCGTGATTTCGCTTGTTTCGGTGAGGGTGGACTTCGCAATCCAAAAGCCCCCGGTGGTTGCCGCGGTTCCTCTTGTGGCTTCTTTCGCAACCCAAATGTTTACTAGATTTCCGACTCTACTTGCCATCTTCTTCTGTTAATTCTTTTTTTCCGGAGACTAACTCTAGCTTGGGTGCCTCAATTGTTTTCTGCTCTTGTTTTTTGGGGTTGTTCTTTTCAGCCTCAATCCGGTTGACCTCGGCCACGATCTTTGTTTGGGCTTCTTCCGGCAAATCGGCTTCGACCATCACTCCCTTCGTATTTGTATAAAATGCCATTTTTTTCTTTCTTAGTTAACTGTTAACTTGTGTTTATATGGTTAAATTGCGTAGCGGTCGCGTCTCGTTTCAGATAACTGAAAATTACGTCTCCCTCGTTTGGGCGTTCGTTATAGTCAATTTCAATTGACATGCTCACGATGGACCCCCCGGCCTTACTCAGGCTGGTTTTATTTGGAATCAACGCCCCTACGACTGTGTTTCCACCGATCATTCCTCTGCTGTCGGTTCCTGCGATTATTTCGGTCAACTTGCGATAGCCGCTCAGTTCGTCTTCCACGGAATAATTGTTGCTTTTGACCGGTATAATTACGCGGCAAATCACCTCAACGGAATAACAAACGTGGGCGGTGTCGTCAAAATCAATCCGGGTTGGTCTAAGACCGACGAAAACCCCAGGGAGCAAGCTTTGGTTTACCTGTTCTGTGTCAGAGGGCAAGCCGAAGTTCACACTAACGAGCCCCCCTACTTTTTCTTTTAAAATCTTGATTGTGTTATCTAGAATGTCTGTCATCTGAGAATTCTTTTTACGTAAGCGTTCACGACCCCCTCAATTGTTTTTTCTACCTGATCGTTTACCCTCAGAATCGGTCTAGCAATCATCTTGCTGGTTCCTTCCTGATGGAATTTGAAGTAGGGCGATTTATTCTGGACTGTCACTTTTTTCTGCTGTATGCTTACGTTTGTGGATTTTTTCAACTTTCCAGTCCGCTGCAAAATCGGCTTGGAGCCGTAGCCTTTTCTTGATTTGTCTTTTTCTGTGGAAGGCTTCAAAGCCCCCCATTGTTGGCCTGTCAATCCTCCTTCGGTTGACCAGACCTTGTCCTGATAAATTACTTCGGCGATTTCTCCTACATTTTTCATGAGCCTGCCGCTGAAAATCTCGGATTGGAGCTTATCTAACTTAGCCGTGAGCGTTTCATTCACCGTGATTTTAATCACCATTTTTGACTTATTTTCGCAAATCTTATGTCGTCAGCTTTCGGCGAGGAATCAAGCCCCGAGCTTGAACTCAAGCTGGATGGCGAGGCGAGCAAATATTCACCGTCTCGGACCATCTTAAGAACGTCCAAAATATACATACCCAGCCTGTGGTAGCCGTCCAAATCGCCCTCAATTCTGCATAAATGAGCAGCGGCTAAGTTTTTTACCCAGCTCTTGACCTCTTCCGTGGCTGGGTTCAACGGCACCTCATACCCTGCGAACTTAAGGGATGATTCGACAACGCCCCGAGCCAATGAAACACACTCCCAAACCCGCTTAGGGTGGACATTCGCATACTGTTTGCCAGCAACCGCCGTAACGGATTCCACGTCAGCGTCATAATAGTTGAAAATACCTAGATTTTTGATCTGAAACGCACTTGTTTCGTCAAGCGTTGAAATGTCCTGATCGGAACCGCTGAAGCGACCAGTCCAGATTATTTTGAAAAATTTGGACTGATCGAGTGTGTCGATTGGAAAAAACAATCCACCCGGCTGGAGGTGGTCGAGTGTGCTCGACGAAACAAGCGTATATGTGCCATCTTCCGTGTCGGCCTGATATAACGCTGCTTTGTAAACTTTTGTGATCTTGACTGGTTCATTCGCCAAGTGGTTGTATTTAACCGTTGCGGTTATGACCCTGTCGTTTACGATGCTCGAATGCTCAAAAGCGACCAATTCAGCCCTTCCGCTGGTCTCATCTCCGATGAACGCAAAATATCTTCCGGGCTGAATTAGCAATTTTGGCAGGTTTTGGAGTTCAATCGCAACATCCTCACCCTTCACGACATTCTGACTCAGTCTGGTGAAATGAAGATACGGCAGGTCGTCGAGGTATCTTAATTTTGTGATTGCGTCAGATATGATTGCCATGTTTTTGTTGATTTATTCGCCTGAAACGATCCTGTCTATCAGATTCTTTTTTGGTTCACCTCCTTTTGGCGACTCACCGAATTTCTGGAAATAGAGTTCTTCGATCTCTTCCATACTTAAAGAATTCAAATATTCTGAGCCAGTGTCAAAATCTTGCTCCTTGCTGGTTTTTTCGGTTAATACGATATTTCCAGATCCGGTGTTTTTGTCGGTGTTTTTGGCTTCGCTGGTCTTTTTTGACTGCTCATCTGCCTCACCATCATAAATTGCTGCAAGTTTTCTATCTTCGAAATCCCGCAGAAGAGTTAAAACTATCTCGTTTGTGCTCTCGCCCTTGGAGGGAATAATTATATCTTCGAGGGTTGCAATAGTCCCTTCTAGGCACCGTTTGCCCCGGACTGAAACATTCTGCAAAAATTTCACGGTTGTTTTTTTATTGGTCATTTTTTCCCGTTAGCTTATAACTTGAGCCAGCCTGTAGCCGTAATTTTTGTTTGGAACAATCAAGTCGTACCTCTGACCGGCTCGATAGATGACCTGCCTATGTTTTCGGTCGTCGATCACTTCAGCGGCAAGTGGAATTTCATAAATTGGCTGGACGCCATATGATGGTGTTCCGAAGGTGACCGAGTCGGGCACATAAAGAATCCAGCAGTCGTCTGCAAGCCCCCAAGCGTTGGAGGCAGCTAAGCCTTCGGCTGTCGTGTCATTTGAACTCCCAGCCACAATCAACTTTGTGATCCCGGGAATTGCGGTTGATAAATATGTTCTGAGCCTTCCTTGGTCTATAAAACTTGTCTCGTTGAAAATTTCACGCATCGAAGCGTTGGATAGAAGAGCCATAAAGACTTCCAAGTTCATCAAAAGAGTGTTCGGTCTGACTCTTGACGCTTTCGTGACGACTGAAACTGCACCTGCAATATCTTTTATGGGCGTCGAATCTGCGGCATCCCAGAGCGGCGACGGGGTCGCGTTGCCGACAAAGTTTGTGTTATTCGTGAGGATCGTATTTATCGCCGCCTCTTTCACGTCGGCGTGAATTGCTGAGAGTTTGGCGGCTCCAAGCGTTGCCATGTCGATTTCATTGTCCCCTGCGGATTTCAAAACATCATAAGGTACGTCAATGTCGATCCATTTCGGCTCGCACTTGAAAGAGCCGGAACTCACATTGAAGCTGAAGCTTACGGGTTTTCCGAAGCCCGAATAAGTTATATCTTGTGGTTTTGCGTCTTGGCTCCCGATGACGGGGTAATTCCCACTTACTCGGGCAACTTGAACCTGTGGGAAAATCTGGTCCGCCACATACTGGCTCATGTCTGGGGTCTGAATGTCAATGTAGCCGGGAAGAAGCCCTTCAATTATATCTACGTTTTCTGTAGTTAGCATTTTTTTATTCTAATCTTTTTTTTTTAATTAATTTAAGCGGATGCATAGGTTCCTTTTTGGACAAGCACAACTCCGACCTCACCTGCGGCTGCGTCTTCGATTGCGACTGCACCGTATTCGTCCAAGTTGGCGGTAACTGGTATACCCTGTCCTGAAGCGTCCGATTTTAGATAGGCTCCCTTAGACCATCCACCCGTGCCGGCTTTAAGTCTAGCTTGCCCAGCTATAGTTATTGGGGCGGGGTCGCCACTTTCCAAAGCACCATAAGCTTGGTAAATCCCGACTGTAGCGGCTCCTGCGTCTGCCGCAACCACAGACTCGTCGTCTGTCGCGTTGTCTTTCACGAAAGTGTACTGGGTTATATCTCCTCTCGCAATATAAGATCTTGTGTTTAGCTGCGGCTCCTGGGGTAATTTTGTAGACATTGTTTTTTCTTTTTATAATTATAAGTTAATTTTTTGGTTTTTCTGCTCCGGAAGAGAGCCTGCAAATTCGGCGGGAAATTCTTTTAAAAGAATTTTATCTGTCTCCTGCTTGCTCTTGCCTGCTTTTGCTAGTTCTTCTTTTCTGGATTCAAAAGCGGTCGCGTCTCCGTCTCGACTGGCGAACCCTTTCGCGTGGCTCAGATTGGCACCAGCGTTTGGAATGCTTGAATCAATCAACCGGCTGAATTCGACCCGGGCATCTTTTGAGATTTTACTCAAAAAAGCTTCAACTTCAGCAGAAAACTTGCCCGGAATTTTGCCGGTTGGGTTTTTGTCGGATAGAATCACTTTGCTCAAGTTTATCTCTATATCGCGTCTGTCTGCTTCAAGCTCCATCTGCTCGACTCTTCTGGATAACTCAATGTTTTGATTTTGTGCCTTCGTCAAAGCTTCAAATTCAGCCTTGGTGAGCGAAATTGTTTCGCTCTTTTTCTCTGAAGGATTAACGCCGCCGTTCGGGGTGCCTTGTCCTTCGCCTTCCTTGTTTTTTTCTGTCATATTTTTTTCTTTTAAAATTGTTAAATTTGCTCTTTGTGTTTTTTCTTCGTGCCCGTCTTTCGAGAAGCAGACCACCTCTTTTGACTCCACGGCAAAAGCACCCTCTGTTTTCTCAAACGGTTCAAGATCCCCAAGATAAGGCTCTAACACGAGCCCCAGATGCAGAAGCACCGGACCGACCCTCTCGTTGGTTCTTTCATCGTAAAAATCGGTCATGAAACTTATGGAAACGTCAAAGATTTTGCTGGAATCAATCAGGCTTGCTGTGCGGTCTTCAACTGCAAAATCAGCCTCGACCCCTTGCTCCGTCAGCGTCAGGTTTTTAACTCTTCCCAAAATGAGCTCGGGGAAATTCCCCAACAACTCCATGTCAGGATGTCCCATCACAACAGGCACATTCGCCCAGACCTTCCGGTCAAAGTTTCTTTTCATGATCTCGGCTTGCGGTCGCGACAAATCAAAAGAATCTTGACCCCGCTTGTAGACCCCGTATTTAAAAATTTCCTTTTTATATTTCTGCATTATTCAGCCCTCCTTGCTCTAACCTATTTGTAAGTTTAAAGCCCATGTTGTCAAGAAAATTAGCTCAAGCTGTGGTTTCGCAATCGCAAGCTTGCGGCTCGTCGTTTTGGGACAAATCATATTTCGCCAGCTCATCGGTCATCTGTTTTCTTTGAGACGAAGTGAGTGTGCTTTTGATTTTGCCATCCCCGGTCTTGATTGCGACCCAAACGCTCCTGCATCGTGGATGTGCGTTAACCGGGAAGCTGTCATAATCGCTAATTGCCGTGATAACGGTTCCGTTCATGGTCCTGCAGTAAAAAGTGGTCCTGCTATCCAATACAGCACTGTACACGAACCCTTGAACTGTTCCGTCGTCAAAAGCCACCTCGTGCGTTCGCCTCCTGCCTTCGTTGACTTCTCTTGCGGAGTCGCCTTGTGCTATTCCTTTAATGGTTTCGCCTCTCCTCTCCAAAGCTTCCCTGACCGTCTTTGTAATTTTTTCATCCGTCCGTCTGGTTCCAATCTGCTTACTGATGGTGTTTTTGGCTTCAAAAAGCATGTCCGAAATATACGCGTTCGCAATAAAAACAGCACGCTCACTTAGAATGTTTTGGTAAATGCTTGTTGTGGTTGGGGCTGGCATCTCGAGTTCATCCGCCGCTTGAGTCTTTCCTGCGTTGAAGCTTGTAAGATAGCGGTTTCTGAGTGTCGAAACAACCTCCTCGACGAGTTGGTCACTCAAACGGACGGAACCCGATGCAGAGGCTGAACGTGTTTTTATAGCTATCTCAAATTGGCTTAAGAGATTTTCTATGATGGCTCGGTTCAATTTGTCATAATCCGCCGAAAGAAGCCGCTCTGCTTCGTCGAAAAGCCTTTTGATTTCTTTTAGATCTTGTCTTTGTTTTGCGTTTTTGACGCCCTCTTGGTCCTCGCCCTTGGCGAGGCTTGTTTTGAAGTTCTCGTGCTTCTGGTTGTTTTTTGGCTGTCTTCCCTCCGTGTCGGAATCTTCCATAACCGGCAGCCCTAAATTTTTCCTTATAAAATTCTCGTCTTCGTTCGAGATTGAAAGTAAGCCGTCTTTGTTCGCTTCGCCGATGGTCTGGATCAATCTGAGCTTAGTTTTTTTATCTGGGTCATTATATTTTAAACTGACCGGTTCGGTGAAATTTACCCGGTTCATTTGAGCCATAATAACACGGTTAAAGCGGGCAATGCCCTGCTTAAGAATTCTCCGGATTCTTTGAAATAAAAGCTGCTCTTGGACTTCTGCGACATCCCTTGACCCGCTAGACATATCACCTAGCTCATAATGTGTCAGCAACATTGTTTTTGCCATGTTTCGGCTTCTGTCCTTGATCGATTCGATTATTTGAGTGTCCCGTGTGTTGTTATCGAGATATTTTATTCGTTCCCCGTCCTCGTTCGGGATGGATGGAATTTCGATAAAAGAAACATCCGAGGTTCTGATGTTTTCAGCGGCTCTGAGGATATCTAAGCGGTCTTCCTCGCTCAAGCCCCCAGTATATACAAGTGGCGTCCCCACGTGGTTTTTATCCTGCCCGATGAAATCCATAGTTTTCATGTCTCTTTTTTGGATAAAATCCATATATTGGGGTCTAAGGGCAGGTCTTCCCGTCACGCCCGCCCCTTTTCGATTATACGCATACCATAAAATGTTGTCTTTCGCGAAATCGTACTTGATGGTTTTAAAAGTCCGACCGTCAAAACCTCGTTGCTGGACGGTTTGGATCTTGTCGCCTTCAATTCGAAAATCGTAAAAAGT